CTCCTGACGAATTAGTACCCATCACATCTACCATGAAAGTCCACCAAAGGCCCTTCATGGTATTTAAAGAACCTCTCCACGTATTTTTATAAGATTCCATCGCGCCAGCAAAATTCTTTTCAAGAACCTCGACGATCCCTTGCCGGATTTTATCTATGTCCTTCTCTACTTCGATCCGCACCTGACCACTTCTAATGATAGCTGTTTTGCCAGTACGGTCAAGCTGAACTCCGATTTGTCGAAGCATTTTATTATTCGTAGAAACAAGTGCATTCGCCACATATTCCACTGGTTTTTGCATGACCACAGCTGCATCAGCCACAGCAGCAACAGCAGCACGTGTATTCGCAACGCCTGCGGTTTTTAGACGGACGAACGATTTGATGGCATCATCCGTATCAATAGGATTGATGGCCGCCCATTTGAAAAGGTCTTGGAATACGGCTTCCGTTTTTTGTGCGTCCTTGATAACAGCGTTCAAGGATACTTTGTAATTTTCCACGGATACAGCAGCATTCAAAAACCCTTTAGCAAGCCTACTCACACCTACATACGCAAACACAGTCACCATCGTCCTACGGACAGACGCCATCAACGTATTCGTTCTATTCGCAAATGTGGCTACCTGCTTTTCCGCAGTCAACAGTGGTTTTGAATTAACACCAAGTGTAGTAACAAGCGTACCAAGTGCGAACGAACCCACCATCTATTTTCTTCGCCTCCTTCCTTCAGGATGTTTGGCATTCTGTGTTTTCGCAATAGCTAATAGGATTTGTTTCATTTCATCTACAGATTGCGTAGGGTACTCCTTCTTCATTTCATCAGGAAACACACCCCATTTTGGAATAAAATCTGCTGGAGTCAATGTAGTCTGATTAGAACCTTTTTTACTGAATATCGCCGCGATATTGTTTGTGATAACCGCACAAACCATGCCGAACATATATTCCATTCGTTCTTCTAATCTTCCTACAGGCTCTAAGGAATCGAATGCCTCCCATTCTTGAAGTTCCTCAAGTGAAAGACATTCCAGCAAATCGTTAGGGTGTGTGTATCCTAACTCTCGGCACAACCTGAAGAGGAACCTTCGGGTAGGCCGTGCTCGAAGTTTTTTACTGCTTCCTCTTTCGCATTCACAGAAATGCCATTCAGTTCCCCTGCTTTAAGAGAAATCGCATCTATCATTTCCGCAGGTTTATTCTCCGCGAGCATATCCGCATCCTTTAGAGAAAGAAGCAAGTTGCCTTCTGCATCACAAATAGAAAGAGCTGCTACTTTCGCATTGAAACCGGTGAGGTCTTGCTCGAACTGTACTTGTCCATTTTTATCTACACTTTTCCGAAGAACTGAGTTTTCTAGCTGATCCTTCATCTTAGCGGACATTTGCCGAACAAACACAAAATCTCCATTAGGAAAATCTACTCGTTCCACTCTAAACTGCGCTTTTTTAAGAAGTTCTTCCCTGTTCAAAAATGCCATGATTAGGCTCCTCTCTTAATTACATTCCACTACTGCCCTTGTATACATCAACAGGGCCACTGATCTGAATTGTCACGTCTACTGTAACCTTATCATCTGTAGGGATGGTCAACGGAATTTCCGTAACAAGCCCATCAAACTCAATCACAGTTTCTTCCGTATCCGGGAGCAATATCTGATAAGCCCTCGCATCATTGTCCTCAAAATCTTCCTTGAGCAACAAATACGTATCCTGTGTAAAATTCATCGAAAGCGTCATGGTACCCGCATTTCTAAAACCTGCGATGAATGTTCTGTACCCACCTTCCGTATCAAACGTGGTGGTATCAATCGTATCTCGGGACATACCTGGTCCCGTAACACTACCGATCTCCGCAAGTTTTTTCCATCCTCCCGATGAACCCGATGTAGAGTCCCACCGATTAAAGATTGTACCTACACCTGCGATTGCCATATTAAGCACTCCTCCTTTGCATTTCAAAACTAGCAATTAACCGCACTCTTGCATTTTCATCCCAATCAAGCAACATAGGCGCTCTTGAACACCGTATCACGCTGTACAACGTGCCATTCCACGTTTCCTGCGTAACACCATGTAACCGTCGTACAATCTGTTCGAGAAGATTCCAACCAGCTACATAGGACCTGGAACGTACTCTCACTTGTACCGCAGGTCGTTCGTATACTTCATTCTTATCGAAAGTAAGTTCGGGAGCCCACCCAACCACATCGAAAATCGTAACTGTTTCGTCTGGTTGGGCAGGCTCTCGTCCTATAAATAGATTCGTACCAAAAACTAATCCGAACTCATTGACTGGATCTGCTCCACTGGAAGAATCCGAAGGTTCCACATACGTCAGAATGTCTTTTACATCAATAGAAGGAGCATTCATCGTATTTTCGCCTCCGATTGTATCACCATCAGTACCCGTCTGGTACTATTTTTTATTCCTGCTTCAAAAAACTTAGCACCAGAACCCGGTTTTGTAAAATGTGCGCCTACGTTTTCATGTACCCACTGAGAATAATACGCTGAAAATCCTAATGCTACCGCCGGTTCTTTGCCTTTAATCATAGAAACTGCTTCTGCTATTGCCTTTGAATGGTCCGTATTCAGCCTTCCTACATCTCGATCATTATACGGACCTGGCACAAAATTGAGATTACGCCCAGCACGGATCCCTCCATTGTTTGTAACGATGAACCAACTATGACGCATATTTCCTGTATCTACTGGAATAGTGGGTGGCGTAGAATCCATTGTTGCTTTGATAATCGCCGCGCCACGTATCAATCCAAGTAGTGTTCGTCCCTGAATTTTCATTATCTGTGCATTCAAGTTATGTACTACCGCGGGTAATCCTTGCCACGCAACATACGCCATTACAGATACACCTTCTTTACGAATTCCGTAGATGATTTAAACAAAGGAATCCGTTCAAACGTCTTTATCTCCCGTGCACCTGGAATAGAAAGTGGATCGGTTTTTTGCGCCGTAGTCAATGAATCAAGCGCACCTAGCCACAACACTCCTTGAAGCTCCACATCATCATACAACAGGATTTCCGCATAAGAAATAAATTCATTACTTGTCGGTACGTATGCGCTTTGCCATTTGATTACTTGCACTTTATCCGTCCAACGGCATTTTATTTCTGCGGGAGTGCTGTATGTCATTCCGCCAAATCCATCAGGCTTTGGAGCACCCCAATAGACGGCAGACTGAACACACACTTTTTTTATGAACTTGATAAGCCCGCTAGCCATCAATCAAAATTCTTAATGGCAATCATGGTGACAGTCTTGCCACCGAGAGCTGCCATCCTTCCTGATGGATCTAACGACAGCACCATCTGGCCGTATGGTGTGGATGTTAGATTCTGTCCGTACTTACCTGTATAGTAAATTTCCGCTCCACCTGCTCCTTCTCTAGTTGCCATTCTCTCAACTGTAGAGGAAATCATATGAGCAGTCAACCATTTTTCTACTTCGGTAAGCAACGGCTCCGTCAAGTAATCCGTAAGCACTGCATTTACCAGATTATTCGCACTGGTGATAAATGCAGTAAGAACAGGATCTGTCAGTTCAGAATCAGGAAGGATCAATTTTACTTCCGCTGGAGTTACTCTAGCCATCAGCACTCCTCCTTCCGTTCATTCTTCCATAGCTTTGGGTCTAGATAATCTGCTACAGAAGATTTCCATTCAAGCCCTACCCATTCAATAACTTCATACAACTGTTGGTAATCGTTGCGAATGAATCTTTCTGGCCAGACTACTTTGCAATTAACTCCCGCAGTCAACATCCCTACAAAGGCTTCCTCATATTTTCGCACCCAATACACCCACGCATCTGATTCCGTATCCGCCCCTATTTCAGCACGATACGTAGGATTCTTAAATGCCTTCATATACGAGGTCTGCAAACATGACGAAACTATATCTCCTGTTCGTCTACGTACTAGGACCCATTTGGCGTTAGGATAGGCGTAGGACCACACTTTCCACATAAGAGCCGCTATGTTACTCTTATATAGCCATTTGCCTCCCATATAGCCATCCTTATGCAAGGCGTCAGAAATCATAGCGTCCCAATCAATCGGAATCATCATATAGTCAGGATTCGCTAAAGGCCATTGTCCTGATGGATCTACTCGTAAAACTTGAAGAAACGGTTTTACAACATCCTCGTAAATAATTCGATTCTCTCCCATGCCTCTTGTTTCATGTTTCGTAGGTTGAGGAGCTGTTCCTACAAACGCACCACACAACGCAAGCATCCCCGAAACAATACTTGTTCCGCTTCTTGGGCAACCTGTTACGATAATAGGGGATTCCACATAATGTTTCATTTTCCCCACCAACAAGGTTTTATCCATTCTGCATTAATTTCATGCGGACGCGGTTTACCATGCGCACTTACAATACGAGCATTTTTAGGCAATCTGTTCTGATTAGGGCGCACGTCCCACTTATAAGAAACTAACTGCCCAGGTATTTCTTCTTGCCAATACAACAGATGCTTCCAAAGGAGTTTGTAAATCTCCCGTTCATTTCCTTGATACTTTTCAGCATACTTGGAGATGTTCTTATAATTCTCCCATAACTGGTACGTTTCACCTGCTTCAAATCCTAGCAAGTCTCCTGCTGTAACCCTTCTTCGGTCAGGTTCCATCCGTGTAGTGAAAGCCCCATCGTATTCTGCAAAATTAGTAAGGTCTCCTACGATGATAGTATCCAGATCAAACGTAAGCACCCTTCCCTCTAATCCTGCATCTGGGCTATGCACATACAACTTAGGATTGCACCCTGTCCAAGAAACTGGTTGAAACTTACGGATATCAACATTAGGATCCAGCCCATCTTCAATATCATTGGAAAACAAGATGAACTTGTAATCCTTGTTCAAATTTCGACGGACGCCATTATACAGATTGTTGACATAAATCTTTGCCAAATCCACATCGTCCCATCCTGGGTACCGACTACTCGTACCTTTCCAGTAAAAACAGACGATATTCAATGGCTTTTGAATCTTAGGCGGAGTCAATACTGCTGTATAATTGCGCCAAGAGTCAAGTACATCCCGTTCTTCCAGTACCCATCCTTCAAACGCTTTGGATAATGTTTCACGCCACCACGGAGCATCTTTAACGATCAGATGGGCATTTCGACCATCAGGTAGAATATCTCCCGACGGCCTCATACAGATATTCAGATAGACGCCTTTTTTAGCATATCCTTTAATCTCTTCCAGCACGGCTGACAGATATTCAGGTTCAATGTGTTCAAGAACATCTGTGGAAACAACCATATCATACTGCTCTTCCGGCTTAACGGACCGATGCGGTATAGCTGGATCGTATGCACCATACTTTGCTCTCTGGGCAAGATATGGGTAATCATTACGTAAACAACGAATCAAAGATTCTTTCCCACATCCGTAATCCAGAAAAGACATAGTATGGAACTGATGCAAAACAAGCCCAATATCCTTAGCAAACCGATTAGCTGAATTACCGTACCCTCTCCGCTGGTTGTGTACCTCAGAATTAAGGCGAATATATTCCTCTGATATTGTCTTCATAGAAAATTCACCTCAACTCCGTAATAGTCTGCGGCACGTTGGAGCACCGATCCTTCGTTCAACCAATCATGGTCTGTTTCGCTTCTGGCAAGTGTCTTTCCTTGTTCTTTGAGGTACTGTTGCAACTCAGGAGGATGATATGCTCCTTTCAGCATTCCACCCCTTGCAACATCATCAAACCCAACTAAATAAACTGTAGTGGGTTTTAGGATCGCCATAGACGCAATCGCGGCAGCAGTACCTCTAGAGAATTTCTTATTCTCGCCAATCCAATCCCATACGGTTCTTCGTAACCACCGTATCGGACGACCCGCAACACCTGGAGCATCGACTGTGTCATCATTCATCGCCGTAGAAGGACGTGCACCCGACGCAACATACGCCCACCAACAAAGAGAAGGTCGTCGGTTAATCACCTTTGTATAATAATCAGACCCACCAGTAGCATATACACCGATCGTATATTTACTACCATAGTCCTCTTCATCCTGCCAATCACATTCAATCATGCGAATGACCGTATCACAAAGGTTAATGAAACTGCCTAGTTTCCTTCCGCGAGTGCTAGGACCATGTCCTATAACCGCGATATTGTTTTTATGGAGAACCATTCAATATCGCCTCCACTGTCATTTTAGGAAAATCGTCTATTGCGCTTTCAGGTGAGGCATTTAGTATTTCGATGCCCATCCGTTTAGCATCCGCGGCGATAATTGGAAATCCCCTAAGGTGTCGAGGAAACACGGATCGTTTTGCTGGATTCATTTGATACTCTTTATGCCAATGACTATTTCCATTAGGATCTAACTGCATATCAAATCCTAACAGAACAATCTTTTTAGCACCTAGATGAGAAGCTAGGCTGATTGCTGCCGCTCCGCTATTTGCATTCCAGCACACAGTGTACGGAACTTCGCTAATACCATGTGATTTTTTAGGATCCTGCGCTAGGTACTTAATACGTTCCCCATTATCTGCATGGTACGTATTTTTACAGAACATCGGTGCGCAAGATACCCTTACACCAGTAAATTGGGCTAATTCTTTTCTATGGTCCCGAAACCAACCATCGTCTCCGAAGAAACAAAAATCAACCCAATTTCCTAGCTGGAATGCCATGTTTACTCCGATGATATGCTTAGAATGAATGCTTTCCATATACGGAGAATATGCAGAAAGCGGCAATCTTTTCGCTCTAACCGCTTCAATTACATTCTCTGGAATATGAAATTGTTGTGTGATAGAAGGACCTCCTCCTATTATCCAACATTCACCTTTATCCCATATCCTCGGAGTATTCCACGCCCGCATTGTATCAGGTAGAGAGTGCTAACAACAGTTTTTCGGCGTCCTCTTTACCGAGCGGAACATCATTGATACACTTACCATCAGGATCAACTACATCAAACATACCGTCTTCACGTTCACCAATAGCAAACTTAGAAGGAGCGGTAATCACTCGTTCCACAGCATTCTCGTCACCTTCAAGCAATTCAAACAGGTCACGAAATGCAGGCGGAATTTCACGAGGATACGCCTTGAATACTTCATTCGGCTTTACTTTCTTACCATTACTAAGCCTGAATGTAGCACCTTCCTTTTTCCTCCATGTACACATTCCCGGAGGGGTAACAACAATCTGAGGAGTAATCACCTCTTTACTGCCTTACTTTCAACCATTTTTACATGCCTCCTTTATATAGGCGTGATTAGCCCGATATTAACCTTTAGGGTGCAGGAGCGAGATGAACGATGCCGCTCTTCTGGTTGTAGTCAGAACGAACCTGAGGAACCTGGATCGTCATAACTTTGTACTTATTGATGAAGCGTCCCTCAGTCTGCCATTCCACGTTCTGAATAGCCATGCCCTTCACAAGACGGACCACATCAGGAGTCATCTGCACAAGGAGCACGTTGTTGGCAGCAAGCACATCAATAACCTTGATTCCTTTGATACCTTCGATCTTCATGATCCTCTCCCGAATCGTAGTGCCAGGAGTAGTCTTATCATAATCCGAGTCAAGGACTGTTTCGTATGCAGTCGGAATGTAGAGCATCCAGGGACCATAGTGGTAAGCATCAATGCTTGCCTGCTTCATAGCAAGAACATCCTGAATGATCTTTGCACCTGTAATGACAGGATCACCAGAAGAGGTAGACGTATTATCATCCCAATTCACCGTGAGAGTAACAGGATTACGATGAGGATGATTGACAAGAGAATAGATTGTTCCACCACCGAACGAATAGGTTTCACCGGTGAACATCATTTTCTCTATCTTCTCCATAACCTTACGAGCGGCAACTTCCGCCTGGGTAGTATCGAGCGCGTTACCAAGGCTACGAGAAGCGGCAAGAACACGAGCATTGATCTCGTAGTCCACATGAATGATAGGAATGGGCAGGTACTTTGCGCCGAAATTCACGCGGTCTCCCTTGCTCCTAGTAACTCCATCCATCGTAAGTTCTGCCTCGAAAGCATCAGATACATCATGGTACTCAAGAACGGTGGTTCCCATAGCATTGTTGAGGTTGTAAACAAGTCCGTTTGCTTCAAGGTCAGCAATACCGCCAAGACGATACCGAGAAACATTGAGAACAGCCTCATCCAGATACTGCCACTCTTCTCTGCGAAGAGTTGCGCCAGAATTCACGCGGATAGACTGATAACTCTTAGGATCCTTGGGGTCAGCACCGTGTTTGCAGACGGTGATGTAGGATGCTCCATCCCTTCCAATATACGGACGAAGCATAGCAGGGTCAAGCCGGCCATTCACCTGAATGTTCTGGGCAACTTCTCCCTGAGCCGCTCCGTTAGCAAGAAAATCCATATAGACATTGGGTTCCATATTCAGCACTCCTCCTTATGTTTGTGATTACGCAATCCTGACGAGCAGGCGCTTGTGATAGCCAAGAGGGCCAGAAACTTCAGTTCCGCTAGAACCAGACAGGTCAAGTGCTTCGGCGGCATATCCAACAATCTGCTCAGGATAGACAGTCCAAGGCGCGGCGCTAGAACCAGTATCGGTAACATGCTTCTTCAGCCTGCCATGACCATCGCTGGTAAGAGGATCCCCAATAGCAACATTCTCTCCGTCAGCGAGAATAGCATTGACTATATCTCCGCGATAGGGAATCCAGCACTGGACAGGGTCATTCGCCGCATACGCATCATCAATCCCTTTGCCCTGAAGTTCGTCCTCAAGTGCGAAAATAGGAAATACGTCCTTATCCGCCTGATCATGCGCTTTAACCTTGCCTGTGCTCTCAATAATGAGAAGCATACCCGGAGTGATTGCCGCACTGGCAACTTTCTCCTCAATAACATCCGAATACTTCTTAACTTTGATGGTATTGTACGCCATATTCTTTTACCCTCCTTTTGATTAGGCTTTCAGCCCGATAGGAAGCAGAACTTCCTCAGTTTCCGTATTCGTATTGACGGATTTGGCTCCGGCAAGCGAATAATCCCTAGGCGCAGGAATCAGCTTAGAAATCTTGTTCAGTTCATCCATAGATTTTTTCTGAAGCTCTTCTTCCGAAAATACATTGAACGCCTTGATCTTGTCAATGACTGCCTGACGCTGTTCCCTGTGCAGTTTCAGTCCCGATTCCATCTGATCACGCATTTCTTCCGGCATCAGCTGGATATACTGTTCAGGAGTCTTAAACTGTTCAGCCAGTGCCTGAATGACTGTGGGAATATCCACTTTCGCCTCATTCGCCTGCGGAGTTTCCACTTTCTTAGTGCAAGCAGTAACCAGCTTATCAAGGCGCTCGGCATCGAGTCCCGTAAGCCACTCCTGGTCAGCTTCGGAAAACACTCCGCTCTGGACCAGAATATCCATTTTTGCTTTGTCCACTTTCACATCATCCTTTCTTCGGTACTTGGAATTAGTTTTAACCTCATCATACACAATTTTGCGCATCACTTCCGTAGTTGTGTCACCAAAAACAACTTTGCCATCTTCATTGACAGAATACGGACGTTTGTAATACTTTACGGATGTGATATAGGTTTCTGGGTTGATACGAGAATTGATCTCATATACGAAAAAATCCTCGTACACTTCCGACAGATAATGCAGTTTTAGATCCGTATCGTATCCATTGAGCATATCCTGTATCTGCGACATGATGGAACGGAAACCTTCGTTGTTCTGATACGATAGAACACCATATCCTTTACACACAAGATCCTTTATCGTTGCAGGAATATCCACCGACTCTCCTCCTTTCTTCATAGAATTGGCTCTGATACCTGCTCCATCGGACCAAGAGCACGCACCCCTACCTCCAGGAAGAAGAGCAAGATGATCTGGACGATGATTAGTAGCGATGGCAACATAATGCTCTCCATTCCAATCGCCTTCTTGCGGAACATCGTCAGAAAACACGCCGATACTCACCTCTAACGGTCGTTTATTCTGGAGATACGAGTATGCTTCAGGGCTGATAGCGGTAATACGTTCAATATCAATCCAGCACTCCGCTTTCAGCTTGTTCCCATCGACAAACGTGTTAAACACCTGTCCCACAGTCTGCCGTTCAAGAACTTCAGGACTATTGGCAGAAATATACTGCCCGTCTTGCTCAGGATGCTGAATAGAAACAGGTATCCCATTCCAAGAAGCAGGATACTTGCCTAATTCTTCTATTGAATGGAATAAAGGGCCAGCACTGCCACAATGCACACCTTCTACCATCATCACAACTGGAACAATCAAATGCTTTCTTCCCATGTACGTTTCCATACGAGGTTCATAATTATTTGCCTGCACCTGATACATACTGATTACTGCGGTTGTCATTGTTTAATCACCACCTCCTTTGCAATCTATATTATCAGGAGAATGAAGAATAGCTGGAGCAGGAGGGGCAGACTAGGGCAAATAAACCTGCCCATTATAAGTAAGTGTAGTTATTTCCCTAGTCTGCCCTAATAGCCTGCTCACTTTTCTAGTTCTTCATCCTCTCGAGGTGTTCCTTTTCGCGGAGGGCGTTCTCTCCGTGTTGGTGTATTTTCATTCGCAAGTTCCTTTAATTCAGGCGTCAATATCCTTTCACTTGTTTGCTGGAGCTTTTTGATATACTCCACTTCCTCATCTTCCAAACCAAGGAAGAATGTAAGGAACGCTTCAAACGGGATAAACTGCTCTGCTTCAGGATTGTACGTGTAATGTTTCAAGGCAAGCGAACGTATCTGCCCAATGTCCGCTTGATCCTTGACCGACGGTGCATATAGATCCTGCCATTTTATTTTGTATGTTTCCTTTTCAGGCTTAGGAAGCACCCCAAACTCGATACAACGGTCAATGGTTGCTCGAATGATCTTTGGTTCTGCGTACTCTTCCCGTCGCATTTGAATAAGGTCGAGCCAGTTATCTTTGTCTTGCGTAGAAGCAAGATCACCTCGCTCACTTCCTGTAAGAATACGTTTGGGAATACCAGTTATGGCTGAAATCATCTGAATCTGGATATCTACGTGCATAGACGGGTCCACAACCTGCGGCTCAAGGCTATCAAGTGTAACACCTTCGAGCATAAGAATCCTTCGCAGATTGTTTTCAAACTCATCCAGCTGGCGTTTTAGTCCCTCTTCTGTATCCTTCGTAAGCATATATTCTGGATCGAGTTTACCTGCATATCCTGGTCTCGCACCTCTCCAGAACATTTCAGCAGATCCGCCTACCAACTTCTCAAGGTCTTTCAAACGATTGAACACGACTTCCAGAACAGGTGCCCCTTCATACTCTGATTCAAGTAGGTCGAAAGCTACATGAACTATTCTGGACCGATGGATACTGACAGTTCGGCTTTTCTTGGAAGACACTTCTCCAATATCTACTTCATAGATAAGGGGCATCCCATACTCGGGAGAACTTGTATCGTCTTCCCACTCTTTGATCTGAATGACATTCTGTCCGAATGGTTTTAAATACAACAGTTCGCGTCCTACTCCTGTGCGTACAGGCAGGACCAAATCCTCTGTGCTGTTCACATCATTGAAACCGAGAAAAAGAAGGGCATAATTGCCTAGGCACGCTAATTTGTCTACCCTAAGAAAATTCTGCTTTATGTGTAGCTTTCTATATAATGTAGACCAAGCTGTTTCGAGTTGCGTATCATCGTCCCTATGTGTTTCTACTAGCTTGAAATCTCCTCGCCATGTAGATTTTACAGGACGGTCGATAATGGCTTTAGCCATATCCTGACGAGTATAGGCAGCAAGGAGGTCGTTGTATCGAATTGTTTGTGGGTACCCTAAGGCTTTTGCAATATCGCGTTGTCCTTCATACTGCATCCCCATTCTCGCACCGACATTCATTCTTGTAGCGAGTTCAGCCATGGCTTTTATCCGCTGTACTTGCCCTACAAACTCGTTGGTACTAATGTTTTCTATCTCATTCACCTCCTTACCTTATTCTGAATGTATTATATACCCACAATTCAGTTTTGTCTACTATCCTGACAAATAAAATACAATTTCCTCGAAAAACAGTCGTTAATAAGTAAAAACGGTGTTGTATAATAGTGTATAGCACATTCTATCAAGTGAGGAGGATTTTATTGCCTTTTTATAATGAAAACAAGCATAATGGAAATAATTTTATGCAACGGATTCAATCTTTACGTTGGTACAGATGGGGATGCGATCCAGAACGAAAAATAGTATTACCAATTGAAACAGACAAAAAAATGAATAAGGAGGTATCGGCATGAGCTACATCATACGTCAATCGGCAAACCGCAACGACCTGCTGATCGAGAGGGAGCATCGAAAGGGCGGAACGGTGGTGGCCTTGATCTTCATGGCGGACGACATGCGTGACACGGCGGAGAGGGTTGTGAGGATGCTGGAAGAGCGGGAGGCAAGGTGCTTGTTCTCTACGGAGAGAAGTATATCGACAGGGAGGTGAAAGAATGAACATCGAGGTTTTAACAAGCCAGCTGATTACGGTCGAAAACTCCATCCATTGCAGCACGGAGTGTCCGTTTATGCGAATGATTCAGGACGAACATACGCTCGAATTCTGGAAGGTGTGCGTCTTGAAGAGCCCGATAATTCCGCTGGAACGCGTGGAGGAAAGGCTGTACGAACGCACGGATGCCTGCAAGGAAGCGGAAATCAACAAGAAAAAAATCGACGAGTATGACGGCGTCGCTGAGATGGCTTGGAATAACGGGGAGTGCTTCAAATGATCGACTGGACGGAATTGATTCAAACCATCGCATCCGCCGTCATAGCGTGCGTCTTTATATGGCGTTTTTATGGGAGGTGACGGAATGATTGACCTACCGAAAGGCCCCCTGCGCGACATTCTGCGTGCGTTCGGAGCCGACTCAATGATCCTAAACGAAGAAGTCGCTTTCTCGATATGGAGACTCCCGCGTAGCAAGGGCGGTAACAAGCGGTCGATGCGGGAAGGGCTAGAAAAGATACGGAAAATCAAACATTGCCGGAGGTGACGGAATGACGTTCGAGGAGCTGCAAGCCTTATTAGCGGAGTGGTACGAGGCCGGGCGCGCCGTCAATCTCGGGAGCATGGCGGGCGTGGATGATTTTATGGACGTGCAATTTCGCTTGCGCGAGTACGCCCGGACGCTGTACGAGTCGGGAAAAGCGGAGGTGACGGAATGAGACGAAAAATCGAAGCAATGCTCTGGAACGACCTGCACCCGAACGACCCGCCGAGACCGGGACTGATAATCCTTGATATGCCGTCGAAGGCTGGAGACGGGAAGCAATATATCTCGTGTGCCTGTGGCGGTGAAGATGCTGATAAGCTGGACGAGACGGCGAGGCGGATTATCGCTCTCTGGAATACTGCGGAGGAGAGAGGTTGGACAACAGAGGACATTGAGGTTGGCATTATCACGCCTGACGTTGAAACGCGAAGGATTGTCGGTAGGTTAAGCGACCAGTACGAAAACCTCTCGAAACAATACAGCCAAAGAGGAGAAACCATCGTTCGTCTCAGAGCGGAGAGGACGAAGATGCTGCGCGCTCTTGAAGCCGTTACTGGCGACAGTGAGGAATCTGACTATATGATGCAATCTCAAATACAGAAGCTGTGCCGTGACGCCATCAAGAAAGCGAGGGGTGAATCATGAACTACACAACGGGACCGTGGTTTCTTAATCTGGAGAACGACACTTATATTACAGTCCACACAGAGCATCGAGACATCTGTGACATGACAACAGACTTTGGAGACGTGGCTGAAGCGGAGGCGAACGGGAGGCTCGTAGCTGCCGCGCCGGAGATGCTCGCCATCCTCGAAGAGCTAGAGGAGAGTGCAGCCTACTGGAGCGAGTACGACGTTCCGGTCGGGATCGTGGAAAGAATCCGGGAAGCTATTAAGAAAGCGAGGGGAGAGGAATGATGCTGCTCGAATATATGGCGTTTGTGTTTGATCTTGTGTGGTCCGGCGTCGGTATCGTGGGAGGAGTTTTTCTTATTTGCTTGCTGCTTGGGGTGATTCGCCAAGAGGTTCGCGAGTGGTGGACGGAATGACCCCGCGCCTCTTCTGCCCGCACTGCGGAGGGGCGCTGATTCTCAGGGAAGAAAGCTACACGTGCGGAGGAAACCTCCCTCGCGTGACCGGCGTGTGTGTGCAATGCGAAACGGTTATCGACATTTCCGGCGTGCATTACCCGGATATCCAGCTACGGATTGAGAGGAGGCAAATGACCCGCGAGCAAGCAGTCCTGTGGTGCCGCGAACGCGGGTATTGTTTTGTCGAGGTGGACGGGGACGAGGTGGTATACACATACAAGGGAGACCTGAGGAGGGGTAGGATTGATCACTGTTGATATTGTAATAGCGTTCGTACTGGGCGCGTGTACGCTTTGGATCATATCGTTCATCCCCATGCCTATCTTGCTGATACTGCTTTGTATCGTCATAGTATGGGAATCAAAAATATAGTAGGAGAGAATGAAATGGAAGACAACCCGTTTTTTGAAACGAAACATGCGGATAAAATAGTCCGTACTATGGAAGAAATGGTAAAAACCATCAGTATCGTTTCCGAGTGGGACAATCGGTACGACAACGTAAGCACCTACGCGGAAGCAGTAGGAGAAAAAGAGATACAGGTAACTGTATCTATTTTCCATATCAACTATCGACCACTCATAGGAATGGTTACCGCATATACTATGGAAAAAATGGAAAAGGAGCTGATAGCTAACGGATTCGGTCCGCTGATACTAGGAGGGAGTTCGACTCCACCTGTATGATTACGTAGTCAAGGTAAACAACACGAATCCTTGCACGGTATTCAATCTTTTTCACTCTAGACGATAGAAACAACGTCTGAAACAGAACGAACAGCTTCCATAAGCAAGGAAATCGCACGGTATGAAACGAATCTGATGCGTTTTCAAGAGATATTACGACAAACATTGTTTCTATATGCATCCTAGCCTATCAGGAACCGGGCTAGGATGCATCGTATCATACTACCCAACGTTGTTTCACCTCTATATGAAATCAGACTGATCTACCCAACCCATTTTAACTCCCATATAAATTTTTACAAAATATTTATGGACCCTATAAATGGGAAATATCGTACAGAATGACGGGTATGGTAAAAATAAAGACGAAAGAAAACGGATCCATCTCAATAACAGTAATGACTAGCTTAATATCATCCAATAATCCTAATACCCTTACGGGTAGATAGATAAGATACTACACCCAAAGCATAGTATGTACTGTCAGAGATAGATGATGCATAGAAAGAAATGGGAATCCCATTTTAATACCTAGAAAAATTTGTTACGGTTTTATGGATTTACGGATAAGCTATTAAGTAAATCGTATATGTAGATGAGTAAATGAAAACGATTAGATTTTCCACTTTAATACCTAGAAAAATTTGTCACAATTTTAGAGGGGGCCAGGAACCAGTATGCATTCTGCAACGTGCAAAATCGATTTTGCATTATGCATCGTACATTGTGTACGATACACGATGCACCCGATATAATCGATGATACATGATACATCACGCAGAAGATACGATGTATTGTATGCGATACATATTACACGATGTATCCGCGTATTGTGTAGTATGTATTATGTCAGATGTAAGATATATCGAGCGTGTGCATCGCATAC